AGAATTTCTTTCCAATGGTACCTTAAAAAATCAATAAAATTACTTTATTTTTATATTTATAATAGATATGAATAATGAAGAAATTTTTGAGGGTAAAACCTTTCAAGATCTATTGGCAGACATTTATAAAAATGCCAAAGAAAAAGAAAAGCAAATAAATTTATTAATTAAAGAGCTCAAGCCTCATATTAAAAATATTGGAGATGCTACTGTTGTGGTTCCTCTGATAAAAGAATATTTGGAAATTGGGGTTAAGAATGATGAGCATTTGATAAAGATGGCTGCTATCGTTCAAAGAGCTATGTCAAGATCTATGGATGGGTCTTCAGAAATATTATTAACTGAAGAAGAAAAGAAACAACTATTGGATCAGATGGAAAAAATTGAGGATGATATTTCCTATAATGAAAGTTAAATGAGATATGAAAAAATTAGAATTTATTAATTTAATAAAAGAAGCTATAATCCCCGAAGTACGTAAGGTAGTCAGGGAAGAACTAGGAATGTTAAAGGAAAAGAAAGTCGATCATTCCAAGGTCATAGATCACGGTATAAGAATGTCGGAATTAGCTGATTCAAATAGGATTAAAAAACCAATTAAAAGAAAAAAGTTTTCGAAGGATCCCGGTTTGAATGATATCTTAAATGAAACTGCCATGGATATGTCAGATCCGGAAGAGTATAAGACACTAGGAGGAAAACCCTTTACTGGAAACATGGCTCAGATGATGGGAATGAATCCTGATGAGATGTTTGGAGATCAAAAAGTAACTGCTGAATCCATGATACCAGATGACAAGAAACACATTCAAATTCCAGATGCTGTTCAGAAGGCATTAACTAGAGATTATAGCCAATTGGTTAAAGCTATGGATAAAAAGAAGGTTTAACTGAATGGTAGAATCCTGGCTTTATACTGGCGGAAATAATTCAACAACTCGGGATTCAACTAGAGTTTTTAACACTAAAGTAAATACTGAAGCCAAATTACAAGATAGAAGTTTAAATCTACCCATGGATCTTGGATACGGTGTTGTGACGGGAATAACTGAAGACACCTCTGGTATTCCATCTGGAATAAAAGTTCTTTTAACAAAAAGAAATAATAATCCAGCATCTACAGTTTCAGATCCCATTGTTGCTTTTCCACTATCTAAAGATTTAACTAAAATTCCCCTTATAAATGAGACGGTTTTATGTATTAGATTACCAATAACTTTGGGCCCGGGAGATTCGGAGCAATGGTATTATTTTTCTAGCATTAATTCTTTTGACAATATTAACAATAATTTAGTTGGTGGGGTTACTTACGATAGAAGGGGAGATTATAATGGTGAAACTTTTGTTTCTCAAGTAGTTCCAAATATGAAACTATTTGAAGGTGATACGTTAGTTCAAGGTAGATTTGGGAATACGGTAAGACTTAGTAGTACTAGTGTGGACAATGATTGGTCAGTGGGAGGAACTTCTGGACATCCCATAACAATAATATCTAATGGTGGTGGAGATTTAGAAAACTTAGATGATGATCCTTCTTCCATATATTTAACTGATGATCAATCTTTGCCCATTTATTTACAATCTCCTGCACCGCCGACTCTCCAACCACCAGAACAATATTCTGGAACTAGTCAAGTAGTAATTTCTTCGGATAAATTGGTTTTTTATACGAAAAATGGAGTTGGAGATATTATAATATCTAGTTTGGGTACTGCTTATTTGATGGGAACCAATATTCATCTTGCAACTAATGAATGGTCAAATGTGGATTTTACTGCATTGATGGATATAATTGAAGGACTTATAGATCAATTAAAGGATCTTACTTCAGGCCAAGCAAAATTTGCCACTGGAGTTGGCCCAACGGGACCTGCTACAAATATGAGTCAAGTCATGAAATTAAAAACCGATCTTGCTCTTTTGAAAGGATAAATCATGTTTAATTATGCAGCAATCCCTAAATCTTTAGGAGAAAATAAAATTATAAGCTCATCACCAGCCGCCGTAGCAGCAGGAACTTCTTATGCATGGGCAGCTGCAGAATGGACTGACTTCATTAGTAGTTTTGCTAGAACAGTAACTCCTCCTGTACTACCCCCGGTTGAATGGGCTGGAAGAACAGCTTTATATGGAATTTTATATTCGGGACTTTTAACTCCGGGTGGATTCACTAGTGCATTAAGAATAGGTCTTTATACATATGCAGGATTTTTAGCTCTTGGTATGTTACCTGCTTTTGTTGGTATACCTCCGCTAATTCCAGTATTTCCCGAACCTGCAATTGCAATGGGGATGTCTAGTCCTTTTGTTCCTGGATATCAAGTTATGTTAGCTCATTATACTGCGATTGCTTTATTTTTTCAAACTGGATTTGCTGTAAGTACAGTTCCCCCATTTCCTGTAGTTAAGTGGATTTAAAATTTTAGAAATTAATATTTATATTATGATTAATTATGGCTAGAGAAGTATTTAAATATGAACCCATAGATTCTGAACCAGACGTTGCGGTCGGTTTGGCTTTGCCCATTAATATAATGGGGGGGAAATTTAAATCGACATATACAACAACGGATCAAGCTAGAACAAATTTAAAGAATCTTCTATTAACAATAAAGGGAGAAAGAGTTTTTCAACCAGATTTTGGTACTAATTTATATAAGGTCTTGTTTGAACCGAATACTGAATTTTTGAGAGATAATATAAGAGAAGAAATTAAGAGTTCTGTTTCAAAGTGGACTCCATATATAAATTTAAAATCCATACAAGTGTCTGGACAGGATAATACTGTTAGAGTCAAGATTGATTATAGTGTTTCACCATCAAATTTTGGTTCATCCATTACTTTAGAATTTGATCTGTCTACAGGTATATCGTCTGAGATAGTGGGATAGGAATAATTTAAAATGGCTTATAAAAATTTAAATGTACAAAAAGATTCCAAGGAGATATCTTATCTAAATAAAACCTTTGGCGACTTTAAAGCAAATCTGATAGATTTTGCTAAACAATATTTTCCGGATGCTTATAATGATTTTAATGAGGCAGATCCGGGAACAATGTTTATCGAGATGTCTTCATATGTTGGAGACGTGTTATCTTTTTATTCTGATTATTTATTCAAGGAAAACTTGATACAATATGCTACGGAAAAATCTAATGTTTATTCAATTTCACAAGCTTTGGGATACAAGCCCAAGATATCTGTTTCTGCTAATGTTTTTTTGGATGTATATCAGATAGTTCCACCTACAGGAACTGGTGCTAATGTTACTCCAGATTATAATTATGCACTGAGAATTAATGAAGATATGGGAGTCAGAGCTGATAATGGATCGGAATTTAGGACCATTGAGCCCGTAGATTTTCAGGTAGATTCAGCATTTGATCCCAGAGAGGTGTCAATTTATAGTGTAGATGCCAATGGAACTCCAGAATATTATTTATTAAAGAAAAGGGTTCGAGCGAGATCTGGTGAGATAAGGACACATGATTTTCCTGTTACGGGAATACAGAAAAACTTTAAGATTTTATTATCAGATGAAAACGTTATTGGTATATTGAGTGTTACTGATTCAGATGGTAAAGAATGGAGGGAGGTAGATTATTTGGCTCAAGAAACTGTTTTTAATGAAACGGTTAATTCAAATACAAACGATCCTTCTATGTCTGGCCAATCTGCAGAAACCCCATTTCTTTTGTGTTTAAAAAAAGTTCCAAAGAGATTTATTACAAGAGTAAATTCCGAAAATAAATTAGAACTACAATTTGGTTCTGGGATTAGTAGCAATCCAGACGAAGAAATTATACCAAATCCAGATAATGTTGGATCTGGTTTGCCCGGCAGTGTAAATGAGTTAGATAGAGCTTTTGATCCCTCTAATTTTATTTTTACAAAAACATATGGCCAAGCCCCCAAGGAAACAACTTTTACGATAAAATATTTGGTTGGTAGGGGCATAGAGGATAACGTAGGAAGTGGAGCCATTTCTAACATCTTTACTTCAGTAGTAAATTTAGATACTACAGATCTGATTAATACCACAACTAATACAGTAAAAAATTCTTTAGCAGCATCAAATCCAGCTCCAGCTCAAGGAGGAAAATCTTCAGATACAATTGAAGAGGTTAAAAATAATTCTCTAGCACATTTTAGAACTCAAAATAGGGCAGTAACAAAACAGGATTATTTAATAAGAACATATTCAATGCCGCCAAGATTGGGAAGCATTGCAAAAGCCTGGATTGCAAGAGATGTTCAAATGGTTGGTAGTGCACCAGTCGCTCCTTGTGTTGAATTGCCCGAATTACCCGGGGGATATACCCCCGACGAAGAAGAATTTCTGGAGAATCAACCGCGTGATGAAGAGGGAAATCCTATAGGAGAATCACCAGCTGGCCACGACAATCCCCCCGGCCAGTTGGGTGGTTTAAGTGTTGATATACCTTCTGTTTTAAATCAGGTTGATAATTGTTTTTCTTTGGATCTATATGTTTTGGGATATAATGCTTCTAAACAATTGACAAAAGTCAATAGTGCAACAAAATTGAATCTCCAAACCTATCTTTCTCAATATAGATTATTAACGGATGCTATAAGCATCAAGAATGCTTTCATAATAAATATTGCAGTATATTTCGATATAGTTCCTCTTCCAAATTTTAATGCGAGAGAGGTTCTTTTATCTTGTGTTGAGAGACTTAGGGATCACTTTAAGATAGACAAATGGCAAATAAATCAACCAATAATAAAAAAAGATCTGACAACACTATTAGCAACTACAGCTGGAGTTCAATCGGTACTGGGAGATCCGGTTGTAGTTAATAAGTGGAAAACATCGGATGGATATTCAGGAAATATTTATAATATTCTAACTGCTACTAAAAATGGAGTTGTTTATCCGTCTTTAGATCCTGCAATTTTTGAAATAAAATATCCGAATAATGACATACAGGGTAGGGTTGTACCAATAACGAGTTAAGGATTTAAAAATGATTTATAGTATTTTTCCAAATGACGATACTACTTTATATGAAGCTTCAAGCAGTTTAAATACTGGTTTGGATGCTATTTTAGAAATAACTAAATTGGGAGATCCATCTGGCTCCGCTGGTTCATTGGTATCTAGTGGCAGCATTTTTAATACTCGTGCTCTAATTAAATTTAATATTACTAGTATATCGGCTTCTGTAGCTGATGGAACCATAACTAGTCCAAAATTCTATTTAAAATTATACGCCACTGAAGTTAAAGATCTAAATATATCCTATAATTTGAAAGCATTTCCCGTCTCTCAATCTTGGAACCCTGGCCAGGGAAGATTATTCAATAATCCAAAATCAGATGTGGGGGCTAGCTGGAAATATAGAGATAGTAAATTGATTGGAACACAATGGACGACTGCTTCATTTGCTGCAGTCTCAACTGGGTCTTTTATCTCTGAACCGGGAGGCGGAACTTGGTATACTTCATCTGTGGCAAGTCAAGCTTTTAGTTCTCAGACTGCTGATGTTAGAATGGATGTAACAGATATTGTTATGAGTTGGATTAGTAGTAGTGTTCCCAATGAGGGTTTTATAGTTAAACGTCCCATGTCTGAAGAAAATAATTCTACAGCATATGGAAGTCTTAAATTTTTCTCGCGAGATACGAATACAATATATCTTCCCAAACTTCAAGTTGCGTGGGACGATAGTTCCTTTGCAACAGGATCCTTATCAGCATTGACGGATGAAGATATTATATTATACATGAAAAATAATGTAAATTCATATCCTTCTGGGTCTAGATCTAAATTTAGAGTTGTGGGAAGGGAGAGATACCCGGCCAAGACTTTTGCAACACAATCTTCAGCATTGACGATAAAATATCTTCCGACTTCGTCTTATTATTGCGTAAAGGATGCTTCGACTGAGGAAACTATTATTCCATTTGATCCAGATTATACTAAACTCAGTTGTGATGGTACTGGAAATTATTTTAAATTATGGATGGACGGATTACAGCCAGAGAGATATTATAAATTTGTCTTTAGGGTTGATACTGAAGGCAACACAGTTAAGAGGTTTTTTGATGATGATTATATTTTTAAGGTTACGAGGTAAATAGATGGGGTTTGTAAAATGGAAATATACATTACCTGGTGATAATGTTGCAACACAGGTCGGGGAAAAAAATCTTGGTCCTTGGGTGTCTAGTTTGTGGGTCAATCTTGATAGTTCATTTCCTACCTGCTGGCTGGCGTTAAATTACGTATTGAGTGTAGGAGGTACTATCAACAATACTTTTAGTGGGAATTGTCCGGGTTTCAATGCGCAATTCGTCAGTCCATGGAATCTAGTTCACCCTTTCTTTAGTACCATAGATTATGGATTAGGAACCGGTCAATATGAATCAATTCAAGAGTCAGAGTATGAAATATTAAACGATGGAACTTTGGATGTTTCGTCTGATGGTGGATTGAATCCAGCCAATCTGAACAACATCAGTATTAATTTTGGAAAGATTAAAATTCCAACGCAAATAAGATTATTTGATCAAAAGTATTTTGACAATCTTATGGATGTAAGAATACACGAATTATTGCCTAAAATGCCGGCTCGTTGGCCGAAAGAACCACCCAAATTTCGTCAGGTTTGGCA